TGATGAAAGCAAAAAGAAATTATTGGATATAACGAGCTTGATTATAATTCTTTAGATTATATAGAAAGATCTAAGTTATTTATTCAATATAAAAATGATGAATCTAAAAAAAGAGTTTTAAATAATTCTCAAGTTTTATTGATACATAGATATGATAATTGAATAAATTACACACATGGGGGTATAGCTTAGTTGGCTAAAGCACCTGCCTTGCAAGCAGGAGATCGTGGATTCAAGTTCCACTACTTCCACTTAGTTAGTAATCAATAAGTTATGAAAGGTAAAATACTAGATAGATTTATACATGAGGATATAGAATATATCGTAGGAACAAAGACCTATAATATTAAATCTTATAAAATAGATTATCCTTATGTTATGATTACTACAAAATCATCAAAGAAAAAAAGAAATATAAAACCTTCAACGAAAATTGATGCTCATTATTTAAGAATACAAGTAAAAACAGCAATCACTTTGGTTAGAAAAATCATAAAAATTTTTAAAGAAAAATTTTATGATACTGATTTTTTTGTAATTGAAGCACATTCTGATGATAAACATAAACGCGAATTGTTGTATGAAAAAATATTGGATAAAATAGGTTTTAGAAAAATAAAAGAATTAAAACATTTTACAATTTATGTAAACAAAAAAATAAAAATAAAAAATAAATTTATAAACGAATATTTTAATTATGAATTTGATTTTTAAAAAGAAAGGAGGTTATAGCTGGAAAGTTGCAGATAAACAAAACGGTCTAGGGAGGATGGAGACACTAGTTTAGCTAACTAGAGAGCCTTTTCGTGTCTAAGGTGAGTTTATCGATTAACAAACCTATCAATTAAAAATTTATTATTTAAAACTAAAACAAGATGGAATATGAAGCTTATAAAAAATATTTGAATGAAGAAGTTTTTCCAAAATATAAGGAAGAACAAAAGAATAAAAGTAAATTACTTTCTACTAACATTCTTCCACACAGACCAGATCTTGGATTTTTTATTGAAGTCAATGGAATAGAAATTGCAGAAAAAGTTTTTAAAGAAGAATTTAATGTTATAAAAAAAGCTTTTTATTCTGTTATATATAAGCTTAATATGTAATGAAAAAAGTATACACTATAAAAGAAGAAGAATTTGAAATTTTTTGGAAAGGTGTGATGAAAAAGAAAGATCCATTTGATCATAAAAATGTTACGTATTATGAACATAATTATGAAAAGAAAATTTATATAATTAAGATAAAATAATGGAATGGGGAGATTTTGAACCAACAAGAGCTGAACAATTGGAAGTGGAAAACAATCGATTAGAAGCAGAAAATGATCAATTAAGAAATGAATTATATGAACTTAAACGTAAATTAAACTATTCAAAAGAAAATGAACTTTTAGAATTTTTAAGAAATCTTTATGAAGGTGTTAAAATAGCGATTGAAGGTAATGAAGATTCTATAAGAATAGATGTTATATTTAAAAATCTTAAATTAAATATAGAAGATTTCGCTAAAGTAAATAAAATAAAAATTTAATAGAAAACAGAGAAGATACCGCGACTAAGTAATTAGTTGAGGAAGCTCAGTACACCTTTGCATACGGCAGGAGGCACCTATGAAGACTTAGAGGAATTTGGCCCTCGATTTTAGAGCTTATAGACTAGATGCCAATCTAATGTTCCAGTGCCATTCGTACTGCCAAGGGTGCAACTTAAAAACGTCTAGTGGGAGTGCAACACTATAATGACATGGTAGAGGCATAGATAAATGGTATCATAAAACAGAATACTGGCTAAGCTCACTTTCTATTAAGAAAACAGGTATACATTAATTTTATAGGTTCGAATTGAATATATAAAAGAAAATGCTCGGTTCGACTAGTGGATTAGGTCGCAAGTTTTTCACACTTGTAGGATAAAACAATTTCCTCACGGGTTCGAATCCCGTACCGAGTACAATTAAAACTTATTAATTTCTTTATTATTAAATTTACAATTAAAATGGATATTAATCGAAAAGGAACCTGTACAGAATATAAAAAAGGACATTATTATCTAACATATACTGAATGGGAAGATGGTCATGTAGAAATAGAAGTACATAGATGTGTACCTGAATTGCTTTGGCATAGTTGTGATCCAAATCAATTAGATGAAGCAATGGAACTATTTAAACAACTTGAACATAAACACCCAAATGATTATAAAAAAGAAATAACTAAATAAAAAAGATATGATGTTAAATTATTTCTGTGATGAAAAAAGACATCTTATATGTACTCCCTATTCGATAGAGAATTTACATAGGATGGCAAAAGATCTTGGAATAAGAAGATATTGGTTTCATAAAAATCATTATGATATACCTAAAAGAAGAATTAAAGAAATAACCGATAAGTGTACAGTAGTATCAAGTAAATCCATTGTAACAATGATTCATTTGGGTAATGGAATAATTAGAGTTGAAGAGGTAAGAGCACTTTCTGAAGAATCTTTAAGATTTTTTGGAAGTGCAAAAACATTAATAGATTTACCTAGTGAATATACAATGTTAGCTTTATATCCCTTTCAGATGAAAAAATTTGATATATTATCAGATAATATGTCTAAGGAAGCTAAAGAATTAACTGATAAAATTGTAAACGAATTGGTAGAAAAGAGATATAAAAATAAAAATTATGAATAATGATGATCAAGAAAAAATGGACGAAGAAATTCAAAGTTTTAAAGAAAAAATGAATAATGATACAAGATTAATTATTAAATTTGAAATTGATAAAAATCCTAGTATGTATGGTTGTATTGATAAATCTCAGTATGAACTTGATGAAACATATTATGGAGCGATACTAAATATTGGTACAACTAAAAGTTCAACATATATAACTATAGCAGTTATGGAAACAAAAGAAATAATTACAGTTTATGTTAATGATATACATATGAAAATATTAATTTAAAATTTACAATTATGGGTAAGAGGAAGCAAACTTTAAAATCAGGAACTATTTGTAGATTTAATTTTGAAGATTTATTACATGAATTATTTGAAGAAATTGGAAAAGATTCAGGTTTTTATGATGAGGATTCTATGTCAAAAGCATTGGAAGGTAAAAAATGTATTATTATTAACTTAGCTACCTTTACTGAATTGGGTGATAAAGATTTTGAATACTATGATGTTATATTTAAAAGACCCAATATTTTAGATGGTCAAACAAATTATACAATATTAATTGCAATATCAGGATATCATTTAGAAAAACTTAAATAAAAAATTATGGCTAAAATTATAATTGATGGTTCAGAATATAATTTTGATAATATTAATAACTTAGTAACTATGGGTACCAAAAAAGGTACTACCATTGTTATTAACGGAAAAACAATACACGAAACTACAAATGTTAATATAGAGATATTTGTAAAAGGTAATGTTGGTTCAATTGATACAAATGGTGCAGTATCTATTGTTGGAGATGTAGCTGGAAACATTGATACAAACGGATCAGTTAAAGTTGGTGGAAATGTTGGTGGAAAGGTTGATACAAATGGAAGAGTTGAAGTTGGTGGAGATGTCCATGGTAAGATAGATACTAACGGTAAAGTAATTGTAAATGGACAAGCTAGAAGATCCTAAATGTATGGATAAATTAGAAGAATATATTAAAAGAAAAGAATTATTAAATTAAAATAAAATGCCTTATAACAATTATTATTTAAATTATTATTATGGACATTATAGTCCAATCCTTAAAAAGGAAAAAGATGAAGAAGATAAAAAAGTAAAAAAATCAAAAAATAATAAAAAATCTAAGTTCAAAAAATAAAAATTCCCCAGTAGCTCAGTTGGCCAGAGCGTCGCACTGTTAATGCGGGTGTCAGTGGTTCGAATCCACTCTGGGGAGCAATGATTTAGTCCCGTGCTGGCGGAAATCCAGTGTTCTTTCCATATGGATCTAAGATATGGACGTGTGGAATCGAAACACTTCCCGTCTCGGATAAGATGTTATCAGTCCCGTTTTTACCACTTCAAGCGGATAATGAAGGGTATAGGAACGTCCCCATTCTATAGCAAACTCAAGGGTGCGACAACCTGAGGGGACATTTTAAAATAATAATTGTATGCAAATAATAGTAGAAAGTTTAGAAGAATTAGAAGAACAAGATAAAAGATTCAAAGATTTAAAATCATTACCATTGAATAAAAGTGGTATAATAAAATTAGCAGAACTTTGTATTCAATATGGTTATGATAGAGATTTTTCTTTTATACAATTGATTTTAATAAAAGGAATATTTACAGGTGCTATGTTTAAAAAGGTAAATGGACAATATTAAAACTATATTAACTTTAAAATTATCAAATTATGGATTATTGTACTTATGAAAATGGTGTAGAATCAAACTGTTGTGGTACTCAGATCAAATGGGGTGATATATGTTGTGCGTGTGGAGAACATTGTGAAGCAGTTGATCTTGATGAATATGAAAATGATGAAATAAAAGAAGATGAGAATAATTAAATATTTTTGGTTTAATTATTTAAAAAGTTTAAAAAGAGGAAAACCTAGTTTAAGAGCCTTTGAACAGTTATATTTAATTGTTGGTCTTGAAATATTTTCTTGGTTAACAAAAGGTAGAAGTTTAGATGAAAAATAAAATGGAAAGAGAAAAAATCGATTTTACGGATAATGAATTAAAAATTGTTGCAGAAGCATTAGATACTTATATTAATGATAATGATACTTGGTTTGGTAAAAAAAAGGTTAGAATAGTAAATAATGTTATTAAAAAAGTATGTAATAATGGTTTAAAACGAAAAAATAAAGAAAAAATAATTTATCCCATATTTAATTTTGAAAATAAAACTAGAAATATAATAATTTAATGCCGTTGTAGCTCAGTTGGTCAGAGCAGCTGATTTGTAATCAGCACGTCGTCAGTTCGAATCTGACCTTCGGCTCAAATACTTAATAATAAAATTATGATATTAGAAACTATTTTTTATGTAATGGTTATGTTTAGTGGCCTTTGGTGGTTAATTGCAAAAGTAACTGCTCCAATGTTTTTGAAATTTTTTATTAAATTAGGATCAATTTATATAATAACTTGGTCAATTTTACATCTTTTAACAATGTATGGATTATTAGATGTATCTATTAATTTTTAAACTAATATATAAAAGAAAAATATTTAAATGAAAAAACTTTTTATAGTAGCAATAATTTTATTATCATTTAGTTGTTCAACAACGTATGAAATAGTAACAAGAACAAAAACAAAAAATAACCAAAAAGAAACTTATTTTTATGAATTGATGGGTAAAGAACAAATTAATATGATTTTTTATGATCAAAAAATTGAAATTGGTAAAAAAATAAAATTTAACAAAGATTCAACTATTAAAGTTTTAAAATAATGAGAAAATTTAAAGTAGTTCTATATGATTCAGATAGTAAAAGTTTCGAAGAAATAATAGAAGCTCAATGGTGTGAGATAGATGATAGTTACGTTTTATTTTATAACATTCCAAAGGACGCTGGTATATATGGTGTACCTGCAAGATTTATAGTAAAAGCATACATAAATAAATGGGTTACTGTAGAAGAAATACAGGATGAATTAAATGATTAATTCACATATTGTATGTAAATATTTCAGATATTAACATATTTCAGGATCAAGTTATGATATATATTATAACTAAAGCCTGAAACAATGAAATTTATAAATGAAAAAATTCTTAAAAGTATACAAGAAGATTATAACAAAGGATTAAATGATAAGTATAGATCACTATTTTATAGAAAAGAAAAGGGAATAAGAGCACCATACATTAAGTATGCCCATACTAGTGAAGAATTATATCAGTATGCATTGTGTGTAAATGAAATTTTTTATTTTATTGAAACTTATTGTAAAGTACGAGATGTTGTTGATGGTGAAATAAAAACTATTAATCTTTACGGATATCAAACAAAAACACTCGATGATTTGATTGAAAATAGATTTTTTATTCTATTATGGTCAAGACAAACGGGAAAGACTCTTATAATGTCATTGTTTATTCTTTATAATATTCTTTTCACGAAGAAAAATGTTGTTATAATTGCAAACAAATCTCATTCAGGTATAGAATTGTTAGAAAAAATAAGAGAGTTATATAGAAGATTACCTTTCTTTTTAAAGCCTGGTGTTGTTACAAATACACAAAGACGAATTGATTTTGATAATGGTTCTAAAATTATAATTACATGTTCTCCAGAAGCTTGTTTATCTTTTAATGTAGATATTTTATTTTTAGATGAATTTGCGTATTTAGCACCCAAATTTAAAACTAGTGTATTAAATAGTTACATACCAAGTGTATCATCTATAAAAGATTCTCATATAGTAGTAGCATCAACTCCGAATGGATTTGATAAATTTTATGATATGGTTCAAGGTGCTTACGAGAAAACAAATAATTTTAAAGTATCAAAAGCATATTGGTATGATGTACCAGGAAAAGATAAAGAGTGGAAAGATAATATGATATCAAATTTTGGCGAAGAATCTTTTAATAATGAATATGAATTAAAATTTAAGGGTAAACAATTACCTGGTAAATACTATATGGATTTTTAACAAATAAAAAATTTAAAAAGATGCTGGAAGCAACACACGTCGTTCAAGACGACGAAAGAAACACTCCAAGAAATTTGATAAAATCTTTAACTTTTATTTAAAGTCATACAGGTGTGGTATTCTAACATTTTGTGGAAGTGAAGTATATGTTAAACATGATATAAACGGAGAAGATGTTAAAGTATGTTTTAAAAAATACGATAATGGAGAATATAAAAATATTATCATAATAAGCAAACATCCAAGACTATTAGAAAGTATCATCATATCAAAAAAATCATGGGGACTTTGGATGAAAGAATGGAGTGATTGTATAGTAGATTGGACATTTACTAAAGAAGAAATTCTTAAACAATTTTATGATAATAACATCAAAATACCAGAATCATTTTTAAAAAATTTCGATGATTTGATATTGATTAAAAAAACGAAAAGAAACAATAAATATTATAAACAATTAAAAGATGAAGGAAAATTATAACAGTGGATATGTTTAGGTAAAATAAAACCTAAACATTATGAAATATCACAAAATTTTAAAAGAAACAAACAATAGTGCAATCTATAAAAAAGCATACAGAAAAATACTTTTTAAATACGAAGGTGTTTGCTTTTTTTGTGCACCACATAGTGGATGTAATAGTTATTCAAAATATAGAAACAACACAAATTGGAAAAGATATAGAAAAACACAATACAAATAATGGAGTAATAACAAAGCAGGACTATGTGCCGGTCTGAAAAACCGGAAATGGCAGTTCGAGTCTGCCTTACTCCACTTTAATGCAGATGGTCAATGTACTGGACTATTCGTGATATATAAAATAAAATATATCATGAAAAATTGTCCTCATTGTGAAAAAGATTTAAGACCATGTAATTATGATAGACATATTGAATCTTGTTTAAAACCTAAAAAATTTATGGTTATTAGACAAGAATCATGGCTACAAGAAAATGGTAAATACAAATGTCCATATTGTGATAAAGAATATCAAAAGAATGGAATAGGAACTCATATATGGAGAAAACATATACCTAATAATAAAAATTGGGGTGGTGGACAAATGTTTAAAGGTAAAGGTGGAAATACTTCTTGGAATAAGGGATTAACAAAAGATAATTCTGAAAGAGTTAGAAAAAGTGCAGAAACATTTAAAAGACGAGTAAAGGAAGGAAAGATAATACCTTCGTTTACTGGTAGAACTCATACAAAAGAATCTAGAGAGAAAATATCTAAAGGAGTAAGTTTAAATAATAAGGGTGGTCGATGTAAATGGTATAATATAGATGGAGTAAATTTACAGGGTACTTGGGAAAGAGATTTAGCTATAAAGATGAATGAATTGGGTATAGAATGGATGAAGATTGGAATAGGTAAGAAGGAATTTACTTTTAAGTATGGAGAAAAACATTATACACCAGATTTTTATTTAAAGAATATTGATAAATTATTAGAAGTTAAAGGTTATTGGTGGGGAGATGATGAAAATAAAATGAAATTAGTTGTAGAAGAAAATGATTTATTAAAAAATAAATTGATAATAATAAGAAAAGAATTATTTAATAAATTGAAAGAATCTAAAAACAAAACCGAATTTATACAACTCCTTTTTTAATTTTAATTCTTTATTATTATATTTACATATTAAATATAAATACGTTATGGGTGTAATCAAATTCTTTTCAAGTTCAAGTTTTGATAAGGAACAATTTAAAAGTCCTGGTGTACCTTTAGTAGAAGAATTTGAAAAATATGAACCTCGTTTACCCAATCCAGATCCTTTAAATTTTAAAATTACTAAGTATGAACGTGTTGATGAACATATTATAATTTTTATAAACTATCCTGATTGTACTAATTATGAAGGTAATAAAATTTTGGTATTTAAAAATTTAACACTAGGTGATTTGAAAGCTCAAGAGATGATTGATCCACACTTTTCAGAATCTAAGGAATTTCATTCTCCAATAGCAAGATTTGAACCAACAGATATGGGTTGGAATTTAGCAATTAGATTTATTAAACTTATAGATTTTGAATGATGAATTTAATAGATAAATACATAAATCAAACTGGTTGGAAATATACTATAGATAATATATTTGATAAAGACGATGCTTTTCATTTTAATAAAATAGAAAAGATTTTAATAACTATTATACTTTATATTATTGAATATATTTTTTATGCAATATTAGTTATTTTATTGATGTGTTTTATAGATGGAATACAATACATGATTAGTGGAGAATTGGTTGCAAAAAATTCATTAGACAGTAAACAGTTATCAAATTTTATGTTATTTATGATAAGACCTATATCAATTGCTATTGGTTCAATGTTTTTAATATTTACATTTGGAGAAATAATACCAACAATACTATTTTTTATTAAGAAATTTTTAATTATATTGGTTTATGAAAAAGAAAGATTTAGTTGATGGCAATTTTATGATACATAATGAAGACATTTATATGATAATAAATGTTAGAAATGCATATGATAGTGGTCTAAGAGATAGAGGTGATTCACACAGTAATGATGAATTGGCATATGATCTTTTAAATCTATTGACACTAAGAGTATGGGATGGTATTTGTGAACGTTCAGGTGTAACTATAGATGCGCAAAATCTAGATAAAGATATAGTGATAGAATTTTTATTAAGTAAAGAAGCTGACATAAATTTAAAACTCGCAACTCTTAATAAAAAACAATCAATAATAAATATTAGTAAAACCTTGGTAGAAAATAAATATGATGAAAAGGGTGTTAAAACAATAATCAAACATTATAAATAATGAGTTGTGTTAGAAATATAAAACAGGTAGATCTAAAAATATATTTACATTATGGTGGAACAACACATTATGATGAAAAACGAATTAAATGTGATATATTTTCTTGGTCAGATGATATTTATAAATTTTATAAATATTTTGGATCAGAATGGAATAGTGATAAAATGGATCATGATGCAGCATACATACGGTTTAACGAAAAGGTTTATAAATTAATATGTTTATTTCCAACAGTTAATACAATTATATGGAATATAGTATACAACGAATAATATGGGGAGGTAGCTTAGTTGAATTCACTCAAAAATGGATAGAGGCCTTAAGTTTGTTTTTGTTTCGAATTCCAAATTGGAAAAACCGGAGGTGCACAAAAGTTTTTTCAAAGGGGTAAAGCGTATGACGTGGTCATAAGATCGGCAGTTCGATTCTGTCCCTCTCCACTAAAATTTTAAAGACATGGAAAAATACAAGATCGAATTAAAACCTATTGAAAAAATAGAAATTGATAGCGAAATTATAAATGCTGTTAATAAAGCAGAAAAAATTTACAAAAATTTTAGTATGCTCGTAAAGCATCATAATTTTTTGATTGATACAAGGCAAGAAATTGCAATCATACCATCAGAATACATAAGAGTAAAAATAAGGGGTTTAAGTAATGATACAGTAAGAACACTTTTAGTTTCAGGTTGTGATAATGAAATAAATAAAAGTAAAAAATTGATAGAAGATTTTAAAAAGGACATTGATAAATGTAAATAAAATGGAAACAAAAACGGTAGAAAAAATAAAAAAACAAACAGAACACATATTAAGGATGGAAAATTCGTTGGTTCAAACGAAGAAAGCACTTGTATTCCTAAATGAAAGTGATGATAACTATTATGGATGTATATCAAAACATATGGATGGAAGTGGATGGACTATAAATTTAAATGGTTGTTTTATAGCAGATAGTATATTGGAATATACAATAAAACTCTTAGAGAAAAATGTTGAAAACGAAAAAAATACATTAAAGAAAATGATTAAATAACGCATCATCCAGAGGGTGAAGGCACTGGCGTGGTGATGCCGTACATTGCACAGGCTATCTACGGGATAGCCTTTAATTTTAAAACATTGAAAATGGATAAATCTATAGAAAACGTAGAAAAAGAATTCAAAAGATTAAACAAACAAAATGAACATCTCCAAAAACGTGTTGAACAATTAAAAAAGGATAAGAGAGTTTTAATTGGACAGGTACAAGAACAGGATGAATACATTAAAAGAGTTCGAGACGTTCTTAGATTTTGTGCAATGAATAATGTTGGTACATACTATCAACAGGAATCTGCGAGAAAAATGTTAATAGAAAATGTCAAAATTGTTTGGAGTAATCATAACCCAGATGGTACTTGTAATGATAAAGAAAGACGATGGATTTATAATTGTGCAGAAGGAAGAAAAAAGGATAGTGGACAAAAAGCATTGGATGAACTAGATAAACAAGAAAAAGAATTGTTTTTAGAAAATGAATTACCAGAAAGATATAAGAAATGACAAATTAAAACTTAATAATATGGATGCACCAGATAAAGCAAAAAAAATTCATACAGAATTTAAAAAAGCATGTACTGTTAAAGAAGGAGGACATAATGTAGGAGTTGTAAAACAAAGTACTGTTTTATGTATAGATAAAATTATAGAAGCAGTTAAAACAGCTACTGACACATTATATGGTGCTGAGGTAGATTATTGGCATAGTGTACGAGAAGAAGCGGTAAAATTATAATATTGACCCTTAGCTCAGTGGTAGAAGCAAGTCCCTCATAAGGACTAGGTCGCGAGTTCAACTCTCGCAGGGTCAACAACTAGTAGGTCACGGGTTCAATTTCCCCTAGGTCCACACTAAAACTAAATATCATGGATGAAAAATTAACAACCGAAGAAAAAGAATTTATTTTGATGATGATTGATCATATTCAAACATTACCAGAAGGTTTTGAATATTTTTCTAACGATTTAGAGATAACATCAGATGAATTTAAAACGATGAAAAAAGGATTGAAAGTTAAATGTAACTCATAATAAAATCCAATATGAAAAAGAAACTTATTAAACTTCTTAAAAAATTTTTTAAGAAATGTATACTTCCAATATTAAATTTATTAGCACTAAGACATCAATGGCATGACACAACAAGACGTTAAATTATTAAGAGATGTAATGAACGAATTATTCTATTTTGTAACTGGTGAAATAGAAGAAGGTGATTGGGTTCTTTATGAAGATGCAAGGAGCGGTAAGGATGGTAAAAAACATATAACATTAAAAGTACCCTTGATTGGAATTTGGGAAAATGGTTTTGTTCAATTTAAGGATGATCAAAAAACACTCGTAAGAAACAAAAATCTTTGTAAAAAACTAAAGATAAAAGAAGAATTCAAGTTAGTTAAAAGTGCAAAACATTTTCAAGAAAAATTGAAAAAAGCTTCTAGTAGTTTAGCTGATATTATTTTAAGTAATGAATATATTTTTTGGGTAGATGATAAAGTAAAGGATATAATAGAATTTGAAGAGTTTGAAGAAATGTTTTTTAAGTTACAGGATTGGAATTTGAAACTTTTCGCAAGAATTTACGATCCAAAAGAGATAGATGAATGATGGATTTTGTAAGTAATCATATAAGATTAATAAATTATATTTGTTTGTTAATACCGACGATAATAGGTTTGTTTTTATTATATCATAACCAAAAATTGGGTAAAATTAATAAAATATATTTTATACAATTGGGTATATTAGTATGGTTTGTATTTGGTTGGATACTTTTTGGTACAAGAACTTCAATGTCACATGAAGAAATTTTAATAACAGAATATAATATGATACCATGTGGAGATCAGGTCATGGTATATTTTAAAGAATACGATAAAACGTTGTTTATAGTTAATGATAATTATCTTTTAGATAATATTATGGACGTTAATTGGTATGTTGAAATAAGTTATAATTTATATCTGAATGATATAAAAAGTAAAAGATTGTTTTATTATAAAATTATAAGAAATGAGTAATGCAAAAATGTTTGTACCCAAAACAATAAGGGTTGGGTACAATTCCAGAAGTGATACTTACACTGGAAAATTAGCCTATGTTATCTACATAGACGATAAAAACAAAGTTAGAAAGGAACTTAGTTGGACAAATTGGAGACAGGAAGAACTTGGTTCAGATGACTTTAAAAATGAACCAACATCTGGATTTGTTTTGAATAAGAAGGCTGGTGGTGATAGATGGTCATGGAATACAAGAAGAACATATTCAAGAGTTTACGATCCAAGAGGATTTGAATTCGAAATAACTATAGAAAATTTACTTTGGATATTACAGGAATGTGATTGTAGTAAGGGTAAAGGATTGGAAGGTGAATTCGTTTATTCTTGGTCTGGTAAGGATCTTGTACTTTTACCATGTGGTTCACCTGAATACAAAGAATGTATGAACTTTACAAATTTAACACTTCAAAAAATAGGTGTAAAAGATTTAACAGACGGTTGTACATATATTGATAAAAATAAAAATGAATTTATATATATGGGTAAATTTTTATACGGAAGTGGTAGTGATTATATATCAAGAAGTATATCCGAAGAATCTGTAAAGAAAAAGAAACACGTTTTTAAAAGAGTTAATAGTAAAAATAGTTGGGGAGAAAAATTTATTGGTTTAAGTACTTTAAGTACTTTAAAACAAAAAATAACTACAACACCTGTTGCTAATTATGCATTTATAATTGATGAATATTTAAAATCTAAATACGCTAAAAGATTAATATTTTTTAGAAAGGTTCCAGTAACAGAACAGTTTTTAGATCAACTATCACATTATCGTTATAGTAGAGATCGTAATAATGAAGTATTTGATTATAATAATACTAAATTTTTCATACAGAGAAGCGATTATAATGGAAAAGATTATGTTTTACTTAATAGTAGAAAAGATTATTATAGTCATTATGGTAGTGATAAAAGAAAAAAATATACTTATGATGAATTAAAGAAAAATTATAGAATATTACATAAAGTAACTGAAAAAATAACACAATAATGAGTGCACAATTATATATACCAAAAACCATTAAAGCAGGTTATAATAAGAGACCTGATACTTATAGTGGTAAGTTAGCTTATGTTATTTACATAGATGATAAAGGAGTTGTAAGAAAAGAAACAAGTTGGAAAGGTTGGATAGAAGAGAATATGGGTACAGATGATTACTCAAATGATCCAACATCTGGATTTGTTTTGAATAAAAGAGTAGGTGGATATTCAAGTGGTTGGGATCATAGACAAACATATGCTAGAATATATGATCCTAGAGGATTTGAATTTGAAATTACGATGGATAATCTTTTATGGATTCTTCAAGAATGTGATTGTACAAAGGGTAAGGGCCTTGAAGGTGAATTTGTTTATTCATGGGAAGGAAAGAATTTAGTTCTTGTACCAGTCTCATCAGAAGATTATCAAAAAAGTTTGGAATATACAAAAATTCAAAGTAAAGTTATAGGTAGAAAAGATATGGTAGAAGGTTGTATCTATATGAATAAAAGTATGATAGAATATATCTATTTAGGTAAACACCATTTTTATGAAAAATATCAATCTCTTTCAACCCAAAAATCTAAAACAAAAAAGTTTGTTTTTAGAAAAGTAAAAGAACCCGAAGATTTTAGATGGGATACACTTTATCATAGAATGAGTACATTATCATCTCTTAGAGTTAAAGTAAGTGATAAAGCTGTCGATAATTTTGCATTTTTACTTGATGAATTTTTAGCATCAGAACATGCTAGTAAAATTAAAAATGAAGAATGGCAACAAATTACAGATAAAATGTTACAAGAATTTATAAATGGGTATCATTATTATGGAAGTAAAGTTAAGAAATATGGTGAAACTAAATATTTATCTTGTACTAATAAAGTATTAACATTGTCAAATGACATTTATCATTATTATGGTAATAAAGATAATTATACAATATCTAAAGAGGATTTAAAAAAATGGGATATAAATGTATATGTATTTGAAAATGGTTTTATAAAAATAAAAGAACGATAACTTAATAATTAAACTTTAAATATTTAAATTATGTCAGACAAATTAGACAAAACAGTACAGAAGCTTGTAGATATAGTACAAGCAAAAAAGGCCCAAATTAAAAAATTGGTCAAACCCTCTTATAATACGAATAACTCATTTGCGTATTTTGAAGATGGATACAGAGTTAATTTATTAGTTATCGATAAATTAAAACTTTTAAAGATACTTGCATGGTTAACAACTGAATATAGTGTATTCACAACATTATGTTCTGATATGGGTATTAAGTGTGATTATAAACATATGGGTTTCAAATTTTCGGATTGGGAAAGTGATGTTAAAACTCGTATCAATATAATTGATATCAAAGCACTTAAGGCAGATCTTAAAAAGAAAGAAGAACAGCTTGAAGAATTATTAAGTCCAGAACAAATTCGTGCATTGAAAATTGAACGTTTAGCTAAAGAAATAGAAGACTAATGGATACTAAAGAAGCTAGAAACGAAATTTTAAACATACTGTATGGAGAAGAAAACGTTCGTACTATGGATAAAAACAACCCAAAGTTGGCTCTGATTGATTGTATATTGGAAGAATATAAATTATCTGAAGAAAAAGAGCCAACCTATGATAAAAGAGAGGGTAAAATTGTTAACGATGGATCACTTAAGAAAAAATTAGTAGCTGATATAGTAAAGGTTCAACATGAATATTATTCTAATGAAATGGAAGATGATGATCATGGAAGAATTTATGATATGAGATATGATATTTTTGATATTATTATGAAGTGGCCAGATGTTGGAGATGATAACGATGGATATGATACTTTAGATTTTGAAAATTTCGAATTGATTAATATTCAAGATGATATATTTCAAATAAACTGTGGTGGTGATTGGCAAGAATCACATGAAGTTTTTGTTGGTATTAATGATAAGGGATATTTTCAAGTCATATCTTTCAAACTTTGTGAAGATTGGAAAGATGGTTTGAAAGATGAAGAAATTTTTAATAGATTGGGTTTGATTATCAAAAACAAAAACTTAGAAATAAAGTGAAACATTTTTTTAAATTCTTATAATATTAATATTTAAACTAATATACAGTTAATGGATAATTTTACAGATGGTGACGGATACGGCCAGTTAATGGAGGATCAATCAAAAGATCCTAAAAAGGAAATTGAAAATTTTTTTAAAACAAAAAAGAAAGTAATAAAGAAAAAGAATACAAATAGAATAAAGAAGAATTATACAACATTGATAAAAGATCTTAGAATTATGTACGAAGATTTCCCACAAAAAGAAACCTATGATTGTATAATTACTCTAGAAAGTATTGCTAAAGAAATAGAAAAAATAATATAAAGATGTGATAGGATCAGAAAAAACAAATTATTCACTCTATATAAGAACTGTTACTGATAATTTTTTAAAAATGCAAGAATCTATCAGTAACAAACTGTTCATGGTAGTATGGGATGAATCTATGGATATTCAATGGAAGAAAAAAATAGCAATAAAAAAAGATATTAATAAAGTAATGAATAATAATTTAATGAATGTTTATAATTCTAACAAGGCATTAAAATATATGAAATTCAATACTTTAACGTTCAGTGCTTGGAAAACTAAATACAAAAACTTGTGATTAATTTAAATTAAATTCTTTATTATTATATTTATAAAAATAAAAAAATATGACAAGTGCAACAACAGGTGGAGGTAGCTTTTTAAGTATACTATTAGTTATTTTTATAATTCTTAAATTAATAGGTGTAATTACTTGGAGTTGGTTTTGGATACTATCACCAATTCTTATACCAATAATTGGAATATTATCGATTTTTGGTATTGGAATATTATTTTTATTTATATTTAGAGACAAACCTACAAACCCATAAATTAAACATAAATGGAAAAAGATGATAAAATAACAAAAATTTATTTTAAACATCCAGGTGCTTTAGTTATAGAAGGAATTGATGGAAAAACAAATAAAAAGAAAATTAATTATGTAACTATTCCACCTGTTAAAAATTGTATTGATGTTATAAATTTAGGTAATAAAAAGTTTGATGGATTTACGGATTATTATCATAATTTAGATGGTTTAGTTGTAGTTACGAGTGATTGGGTAAGAAATGTTTATTTCAATGGAGAATACATGTGTGGTATATGTGTAAGAAAAATATTTGATAATGAATTGAAATAAAAAATACGTTATAGGTAATTTAAAAGTAAAGATAATGTTAAGTTTTGAAAAATATGAAGAAATAGTAAATAAATATAAGTTCTGTATAGGTGATGAAGAAAATTTAAAACCTATATACTATTTGGGAATAGCGTTACCTGGTGAAGTTGGTGAAGTTTGTGAAAAAATCAAAAAAGGTTATCGTGATATGGATGGAGAATTTACACCTGAATATCAAAGAGAAATAGCAAAAGAACTTGGAGATGTATTATGGTATGTTACAGCACTCGCAAACGAATTAGGATGTACCTTACAGGGTATAGCTCAAATGAATGTAGATAAATTAAATAATAGATTAAAAACTAATACTTTAAGAGGTAGTGGTGATAATAGAGAAATAAAAACTAATAAATAACTTATAATGATAAAAATTGAAGTAAAGAATAAAGGTATTGATAAGGCTCTTAAGGCCTTTAAATACAAATTCAATAGGATTGGAACTGTAAGAGAATTACGGGATCGTATGCAATTTACTAAACAATCAGTTAAGAAGCGCAAACAAAAACAACGCGCAATTTATAACGAACAATTCAAAACCTTAGACTAGCCCCTATAGCACAATTGGAAAATGCCCTTGATTACGGATCAGGAGATTGAGAGTTCGAGTCTCTCTAGGGTTTCTATATAAACTTTAAATTATGGAGAACAAAGAATTAATTCTTGAACAAATAGAAGCAGAAAAGAAACGTTTAATAGAAAGTTGTCCATTTAAGAAGGGTGATATTTTAGAATGGGAATCTATACATAAAAGTGATATATCAGAAACTAAAAGAGGAACATTCGAATACATACATGTTAACAATAAAATAGAAGTATCGATGAGAATAAATCTTCCAGTTCGTAATTATTTAGGATATTCTTCTTCATATGTTTATGTAAAAAATCCAAACTATACAAAATATAGTAAAATAGAAAACCCCTATAATATTAAAACAGTATCTCGTATTACAGATATGATAGATGATGTTCAATATCAAATTGATAAAAAAATTAAAATATTAAAAGGACAAAAAGAAAGATTAGTATGTATGCTAGAAAAACAAAAAAATAAATGTGTACATATATGGGAAAAGGGAATGTTTGATGAACCTGTTAGAACTGAAAGAGATTTTCTTGGACAAACATTTGAGTATTATATATGGACCTGTTCAATTTGTGAAACTGAAATAGAATCAATATGATAAATAAGATAATACGAAATTTAGTAAATTCTGGTAAACTAAGTCCACGTGGACTTCCACACTTTGGTGGAAAACAATATCAATATAGAGATAAAAAGGATAAATTTATTGGTAATATTAATCTAGAAAAATTGGGAGAATTAGTTTATGATTTAACCGATGAAGAACTTAATAAAATTATAAATGAAAAAACAACCTAGAGAAAAACAATTTTTTGTCGATAAAATGTTACTTAGAATTGCAAAGGAAATT